CCGGTCCGCCGACCTTGTCCTTCGCGGCCTTGACGGCCTCGCGGAGCTGGGCGTCCGTGATCTCCTCGGCAGGGGCCGCTGCGGGGGCCTGCGGAGCCGCAGGAGCGGGTTTCTCCTCCGGGGCGGGAGATTGTGCCGTCTGGGGCTTGGGTTCGTCTGCAGGCTTTTCCTGCGTCCTCTGCCAGGCCCGCTCGAGGAAGTCGAGGACGGCGTTCTCGACCGTAGTCTTGAAGCAGGGGTGCGCGGCGGGGTTGGCGAGGTCCGCCGGCATGTCCGGCGCGAACTGGCGCAGGACGTCGAGCGTCTCCTTGGAGAGGCTCACCTCGAAGTGAATGTTCAAATCAGCCATAGCTTTATCGGTATTAAAAATGGTTTCGGTAAAAGGGCCGGTCGCCTCACGGCGGGGGTTGTCGGCCCGATACAGTGTATTTTGTGAAGAATAGCCTGCGTTGTTCTGCAGGTGGCGGCCGGCGGCGGGGACGATCCGCCCGGATGAGAGGGAAAGCGTTTCAGTCATCCGTACCGTACCGGCCGTGTCACCGCCCTCTCCACACGGCGATGATGTCCCTCCCCAGGTAGCGCCCGTCGTCGGTGTGCGGGACGAGCCTGAGCGACCTCTTCCACCTGGTCAGGGTGTGCCGGTCCACGCCGAGGCGCCGGGCGGCCTCCCTTCCGGTGTAGAGCCCCTGGGGGCTGACGTCTGGAGCTGTAGCGGTCATTTCGTTCTCGTGATTTCGATCATGCCGGCGTTCGCCCTGGGCGAGCTCACGGTGTAGGTCCTGCCGGAAAGGCGGCCGTATCGGCTGCAGGCGTTGCGGACGTAGTCGAGGACGACGAGCCCGTCCTCCACGGCCCAGGTCTCGCCCGGATCCATGGAGGCGATGGTGTGCAGGACGCTGATGCGCCCCGCGTCCTTCCCGGTGTTGTGCTTGATGATTTCCATTGTGCGTTGCTTTACATTATCTCGGCCTTGACGAGGGTCAGGCTGATCTGGCTGCTGCCGATGCTGATGGAGCGGTGCCCGGGGACGAACTCGGAGTCTCCGTCGTCCTCGACGGTCACGGTCTTCAGGCGGGGGCGTTCCTTGAGCAGCTCTCTCTGGATCCACTTGAGCCTCTCGACGATGGTGGGAATCCTCTCCTCGTGGACGATGCAGTCCTCGAACTCTCTCGTGGCGTTCTCCACGAGGGCGCGCTCCATGGTGTTGGCGTCAGGGGAGCGGTAGATGCTGATTACGAAGTACCTTTTCATTTCGCGTCCTCCAGCCTTTTAGAGAAATATCCGGTGATGCCGGCGACGGCGAGGCAGACCACCGTCCACCAGGTGAGGCTTCCGTCCAGCCCCTCCACGCATCCGGCGAAGACCGCCGCGACGCAGATGACTCCGAGGAGATCGCTTGCTTTCTTTTTCATGACGAGTGCTTTTTGACGATAAATATATTTTCTGCGAAAACTGTAAACCGGCATCAGTTGCCGAGCATCGTGTCGCCGAGGGTCTCCAACGTGAAGGACATGTTCTTGAGGGTCTCCTGGGCGATGTAGCAGATGTGCATCGGACGCTCGCCGGGCTTCATGTTCTTCTTGTAGTGGGCCTCCAGTTCCTTGGAGAGGCTGAAGAGGGAGTTGGAGAGGTCGCAGACCTGCTGCGCCATTTCTTCGTAAGTTTTCATTTTAGTGTTGTATTAAAGGTTTTTACTATATTTGCAGTCGAATATATCCTTCGAGAGACAAAGGTATAGTAAATTTCCTAAACTTGCAAGAGGTTTAGTGAAAAAAGTTTAGTGAAGAATAGTAATCTATAGTTCGCGTTATGGAAAAGACGCTGAATCTTCGCCTGTTCAGGAAGGCGAACGGCATCACGCAAGACGCTGTGGCCGAATATCTTGGAGTCACCAAGGGCTTCATCTCCCAGGTGGAGAACGGAAGGGTGGCGCTCCCTGAAGAAAAGATAGCGAAATTACTACAGAACGACCGCGGCTGGTCCTTCGAGGACTACAAGAAGATGGCCGTGGCCCTCCTGGCCGCCGAGATCCCAGCCCAGGAAGTCGAGAAGAGGGACGTGATCCTGAAGCTGCCGGACACGCCCCCGGCGCAGCACTACCACATATCGCCCGAGGAGGTCGAATCCCTGAAGGAGCAGCTGAGGAAGAAGGACGAACAGATAGACAGGCTGCTCGCCATCATCGAGAGCTATGGGAAGAGGTAGGTGGATCCTGCCGCTCATGACGGCGCTCCTCCTCGCGGGATGCGGGAAGGAGGACTCGTTCCGGGCCGGCGACCAGTATGTCGGGAGATCCGGCCGGTACGTCCTGTCCGTCCACTTCGACGGCTGGGCCACCGTGTTCGAGGACGGGAGGTATCTCGTCCAGGACAGATACGCGAAGACGGAGGGGGAGTACCCGCTCCTGCATTACGAGGCCTGCGGCGTCTCGATGGACTGCGCCTTCTCGGATCCGTCCGCCTTCACGGCAACGGTGACCGACAAGGGAGGACTGGACCTGCCGGACGTGATGACCTTCCGGCGGAGCGACACGCCGCTCGACGCTGACGGGGACGGCATCCTGGACGAGACCAGGTAAGTCAGCAAATAATCAGCAAACGAAAATTTCCTTTATAACTTATTGATAAACAATGGCTTGCGGGGGCCCTTTTTGCTTGACAGGCAAGAGGTCGGCAGTTCAAATCTGCCAGTCCTCACATAATAGACAGTGTATTGATTATCAGCCTTTTAGGCGGTGGTCAGTGCGCTGTCTTTTTTGTGTTTTGCCTATAAAAAGTGTCGCGAAAAGTGGGTGCAAATGGGTACATTTGGGCGCATACGGGCACATTTTTCAGCAAATCCTACGCAAACCGCAAACGACACAAACGCTATGGCCGCGTCATTTTTACTACTGGACAAAAGACGGGAGCTCCAGGACGGAACGTACCCCGTCAAGATCGCCGCAGGTTTCGGCACCAACATCTATATCAGCACCGGCGTGTCGGTTCGTCTCTGGGAATGGGACGCCGACGCCTCGAAGGTCGTGGACCGGAAGGACTCGAGGAAGCTGAACGAGGCCCTCGGGGTCCGGCTCCTCCGGATCCAGTCGAGGATGCTCACCCTCCGGGAGGACGGACGGCTCCGGACCGCCTCCTCCACCAGGCTCCGGCAGCTGCTCACCGCTCCCGACATGAACGAGGTGCCGGACGTGGAGGAGAAGCCCGACCTCGGGGAGATCTTCCGGCAGTGCATCGGCACGAAGGACCGGGAGAGCACCCGACGCCTCTACCAGTACACCCTCGACAAGGTCCTCGCCTACACGGGCGGGCGCGCGACGCATATAGAGGACATCGACCGCCTGTGGCTCCACGGCTTCGAGACGTTCATGGGCGGGAGGGTCAACGCCAGGGCGGTCCACCTGAGGAACCTCCGGCACGTCTGCAACTTCGCCCTGGACGAGGGCTACACCACCTACTACCCCTTCCGGAAGTACCCCATCAAAACCGAGGAGACACGGCACCGCGACCTCACCGGAGAGCAGGTCAGGGCATACGCCAGGGCGGAGATCTCCTACCGGAACGACGCCATGCACCGCGACGTCTTCATGCTCATGATCTACCTCTGCGGCATCAACGTGAGCGACCTCGCGGACCTCACGTGGGAGGACGTCAGGAACGGCCGGGTGGAGTACCGGCGCAACAAGACCGGCAGGCTCTACAGCATCAAGCTGGAGCCGGAGGCGCTGGAGATCATCGAGAGGTGGAGGGGAGAGCCTCACCTGCTCTCCGTCTTCGACAGGTACAGGACGCCCCACGACTACAACCGCCGGCTGTGGGACGCCCTCAAGCGCATCAAGGGACCGGACGGGGAACCCATCGAACCGGAGTGCACCTCCGGGTGGGCCCGCCACACCTGGGCGACGATAGCCGCCGAGCTGGACATCCCGGGGGACACCATCACCTACGGGATGGGCCACAAGACCGGGCACCGCACGACGGCCATCTACATCCACCGCAACCTCCAGAAGCTGGACGAGGCGAACCGGAAAGTCATCGACTACATCACTCGTCCCTGATGTAGCGGCCGAAGTTCTTGAGGTCGGAGTGGCCGGAACTTGCAAGAATAGTTTTCAACGGCAGAAGGAAAACCCTCCCGCATCTCGCGACGCAGAAGGGCCGTTGCTATAACCGATTATGAAAGTAAATTCACCCCGAGGGGCTGTGTTCCTAAAACGAATAGCCGAAAGTCAGGCCGAAGCCGGCGTAGGGCTGCACCCCCTTCGGCGTGATGCCGACGCCCGCCTGGGGGCCGAGCGTCAGCGACCAGCGCTTGTAGTAGGGGACAGTGATATACTTCTCGTCTTGCCGGATCCAGATGTCCACGAGCTCCGGCTGGAATCCCCTGATCGTCACCCGGTAGTTTTCTCCGGGGTAGGTCTTCTCCACGATGGGCACCTCCACCAGGACGGAGTCCCTGACGGCGGTCGTGTCATGGACGGCCAGGGTGTCGCGCTCGACGACGGGGAACCAGACGAGCTTCGGCAGGACCGGCTTCACCTGGGGCTCGGGGACCGGCGCGGCGACCCACTTGGTCACTGTCACGGTGTCCGGCTTGCCGGCGGGGACGAAGACCGACCTGTGGCCTACCCGCCACCCGGCCCAGTAGGAGACGCCCACGGCCAGCAGGAGCGCCAGCAGCAGGAGGATCCGTCCGGTATGACCGCGTCCCTCCGTCACGCCAGGGTGATGCTGATGTTCTCCCCGCGGTCGGCGGCCGCCCTCATGAGCTTGTACAGCTTCTCGAACGTGTCCCGGCTCTCGGTGAGCTGGCCGACCTTGGTGTTCTTGCCGACGAGGATGCAGCCCTTGGTGTCCAGGGCGGTGTTGCCGGTGTGGACCAGGATCCCGTCGAAGCCGGGGACGTCCTGGAGCCTCGGCATCTTTCCGCCGCAGAGGTCCTTGAACCACTTGACGGCGGAATACTTCGGCGAGACGACGTCCATGGCCACGGGGTAGGTGCCCTGCGGGATGGCGGTCTCCCCGGGGACCTTCTTCGCCCGGATCCAGAGCAGGGAGTCGGACTGCTTCAGCCCGCGGTCCTTGTCCTCGAGCGTGTTGCAGAAATACTCCCCGTCAACGTACAGGCGGCCGATGGTGTAGGTCGCCTTCTTCCATTTGCGGTCAACGAATAGTTTCATTTTCCCCTCCCTTTCTTGCTCGTGAACTGACCCTTGCTGTTGCGGGGCTGGACTTTCTTGTCGCGATAGGACTTGAGGATGGCCTCCACCTCCTCCGGCTCGCAACCGAGTTTCTTCGCTATCTCGCCCGTGAGCGCCTTCTGCATCAGCCGGAGGAAGGAGTTCTTCGGGAACAGGATCAGGAGAGCCGCGGAGAACGACCAGACCTCGGCCATGGTAATCACGGCTCCGATAAGACCGGAAGTGATTGAGATCTCCAGCGAGGTCTCCGAGGCCACCACCTTGTCGAGGCAGAGGAAGACCAGGAGGACGGCACCGTACACGGCAAGTTTCTCCACGGTCTGCCTCATCAATTCCGACAAGGTGAATTTCTTTTTCTTCACACTGACTGCGATTCCGCAGAAGAAGTCGATGATGGAGGCGATGACAACCGTGTAGATGACGAGCTTTCCGCCCGTCAATGCGTCCACGACGAAAAGGCCGAGGCCGGCGAACCACCCGCCCGGACTCTGCACGATGTCCAGCTGCTTGAGCCATACGCTTTGCAAAACACGTTGCATATTATTTTTTGTTTATGGGGTGTCGGGTGAACCTGGCACCCCTTTTTTGTTACTCTTAAGTTACCCGATTAGGGCCGAATCTATCTAAAAAACGCCGGGACTCCGTGAGACAATGAAGGCATGCCATTTTCGACGTATGGCCATCCTTCGTTGTCCCATTGTATTTTATCAATGCAAACGCCACGGGTTGATGAATCTTCAAATCCGCTCCAATGACAATGATAAAGAATCCATGTATCGTTGTTTGAATCTACGAAAATTTGGGCATCATGTCCGGGGTTTTTCAGCACAGTACCATTCGATACAAGTACGGTTTCTGCATAACCATTTGTCGAGTAGTTCCCTTGTCTGTCAACAAAAGTTCCTCCAAGAGAAGAAGCCCTTACCACACGGATCTTGTAATTGTTTCCATTGTATCGTCCAGATGAACAGAAAAGGTACCAATACCCTTTTCTACGATACAAGTACGGAGCCTCGTATGTCTCTTCTCTACTTGTGGATGTTTCCAATCCGGCACAGAGTTCAAAACTACTTCCGTCCTTCCAAGCGAGGCCGTCGGCGGTCATTTCCCTACGATGTATCGACTTTGAACCACCAGTATACATCCATGTCTTCCCGTCTAAATCAACTCCTATTTCTGCGTCAATGAACTGTCCAGCCTGTGCCGTGTGAGCAAGGAAGGTCACATACCGATAATTTCTTGTCGGGTGATTAGATGTTAGGATTGCGATGCCCCCGTTGTCTGGCTTTGATAAGTATAAGTTCCACGTGGTAGGGTTAATCTTATACACATGAGGAGCCCAAAAAGATGTATCTGTCGTACTTTGTCCGAATGCCGTTGCAACCTTTTGCGCCTCATCTGCATTGAATGGAGCATCACCGGTTTTTTCCCATTGAATCAGGTTGGCCGAACGAAACATCTTCGCACTTGCGAGATTACCCGTAGAGAAAAGATAGAAGTAACCATCATCTCCATCCCAAACGGTCGGATCTGGGGCATCCTCTCGAATTATAGGGTTCTCATAAGTGCGGAAAACGGCTGCGTTTATTGAACGGACAAGATTAATCCCTGCCACCTTTCCCTCGTTCCCCGTCGGGCTGTTCGATATATCCTCGTCAGCAAGGACACCGGGGATCTCGTAAGTAATTTCGATCGATTCTTGCTGCGCCCTTTCCGTTGTCGGTTTGTCCCACAGGAGAAGCAGAAGCCGATCGTAACTCCCAATTTGATATGTATTTTCACCACCCGAGGTGCCGAATGATTCCAAATCTGTCCAGGTGGTCCCGCCAAGCGAGCCGTAAACGCCGAGAGTGTAAGTCGTGTCCGGTGGCGTTCCTCTTTTTACAACCAATTCAGTGACCCCTTCCGGTAACTCTGGAATAATGAGGTAGCGGTTGGCATAGTTCGTAATTAGAACGCCATTTGATACATTCCCATTTTTCCAATCCGCAGATGTCGAGTTCTGGAAAAGCACACGGCGAAACATTCCGTCCCACTTTGTGCCTATGATCTTTCCCTGTTCTGCTGAAAGAGCCTTGTCAGCACCACCAGTTTTTAGGTCGTTAATAATCCCGATGCTTGAAGGTAGGGTTCCTCCAGTCCCATACGGGTAGATGGTATTGTTTGACATAGTTCAAAAATAAATCTGTTATTAAATAAAATCATTCCATACACGTCAGGATGAACGCCACTTCATCTTTGGCTGTTGTCTTCTATCTCGGCCAGCTTTAAGCCCCAGGGCCGGGCAGGAAAGGTTCATCTGTTTCTGACGGCTTGAATACATCATTATATGTGTCATACATTCCGGCGACAGCCCCAACCTTTGCCGGGACAAAATTCTTTTGCGCCCCGAAACCGACAAAATAAAATCTTCCGTAGAATTTTACGTCCGTAAAGGTAGTTCCGCTACTTCTTGTTCCACCGATAACGAAGGTCTCGTCAGTAACGAAGGATGGATCGACACCTGAACGTGTCCCCGTTCCGATTTGCGACTGATTATAGTAGACATAAGCCTCATTATTTGTCTTTCTTACAACGACAGCCTTGTTTGTCAACTTGTTGCTTGCATTGCCGCTGAAACATTTAACGTGAGTTATATTCGGCCCGACACGAAAATACATAATTGCATTATCCTGACCGCTTGTGGCTGTGCCGAGAGAAAAGCCGCAGCATTGTGCAGGTGAATTTCGGAATATACCCATGATTCCGTACCAGTCCGGCGTTGAAGATGTCGGCATCAGCTTTGATAGTACGGGAAGGGAATAACCACCGTAGAGCCCGCTATCGAAATACTGTTCACTTGTGCATTCGATAAATTCGAGTGGCATGTATGCTTCTGTATCGAATGTCCCATAAGAAAAACTCCCAGATCCCGCATTCTGGAAAATTGAACCGCTCACTGCATCATACAAACCCATCTGCGAAGAATTAACGGCAGAATAATCACGCACAAGCACACCGCCCTTATATATCTTGCAAGCGCAAATATCAATCGGGAGCTCTGTATCGGTATGCGACCCGTTCGTATTTTCGCCGAATAGATGGATGCTTATGTTGCTTGCAAAAGAATCTTCAGGGATCGCATTGATGAGCACATCGTCGACAAATAATCCGTCCGCACTTAACTCATATTTGCGGTAGTGGGACATGTAAACCCACGCATCAGTCACATCTATAAGCGCATTCCCGCCATAACATATACCGATACTTCCGGTTTGTTGGTTTGAATCCGCCACAATGGAGAACATGGAATTTTGATATGCTATACGGGAGCCGAAAAGCCTTGTATAACCAACGCCCGCAGGGTTGAAATTCCTCGCCCAGACGATGATCTTCGTCGTGTTATCCGGCGTGATGCCCGTGTCAATGTAGGAGCCGTCGGCCCCGCCTCGGATATATGGAATCAGTACGTGGGGCGTGGGCGGTTCACCGCCGCCCGCCGCAATCATCGCCCGCCTTCGTAATAGTGCGTCCATCTTACATCTCCGAATAGTAGGCGACACCGCCGAGAATGGAAATTTCGTAGTGCTTGGATGCCGAAATCGTAGGTGCAGAGCCAGCCGCCCAGGTCAGTCCGGCGGGCCAGGTGATGGTCGGTGCGGAAACGCCCGTGTCGAACATCCAAAAGTAATGATTCACATTTCCCGTTACGGGTGATGCGAGAGAGAAGGTTATCGTCCCGGACAAAGAGCCGAGCGAATATACCACATCGGGAAGGAAACCTCCTGCGGGTTGGGCACCGCCGAGTACTTTGGAATAGTAACCTCCGTGGTTGTGGTTCAAGTCCACCGTTATCGTGTTGCCGTCGGTAAGTACGATAATCATCGTACCGTCGTAAGGGGAAGGCGTGAAGATGGATTGGAAACCTACGCCCGGCTCTCCCGTGATGCCCGTTACTTCCGTTCCCGAATCGCTCCAATTCGTGCCGTCGAAGTTCCAGACGGCATACGGGTTGGTCGCCCCAACGAAAGCATATCCGACCGCATCCGCATCGTCGGGGAGGTCGGAATCGTCGGCGAAAACGCCGTAGAACTTTCCCGCTAACTGATGCACTTCGGCCTCTAACTGGGTGAGTTCGTCCTTCGTCGCATAATTCGAGAGGTTGATCTCGGTAGTGCAGAGCTTGATCCAGGAATAGGTCTCCCGGCCGACCTCAGTCGTGTAGTACACGTCATACACATTGGGCGTCCCCAATTCGGACGGAACCAGGTACAGGGCGTTCATCGTGCTGGCAGACGCCGCGGGAAGGTTCTGGACCTCGATGTATTTCGCCTGCACCACTCCGGGGTCGCCCCTCGGGATGGTCAGGTTCAGCACGGGATTCTCCGGCGTGCCGGTCATGCTGGCCTCCGCCTCGGATCCGGCGGCTCCTGTCTCCACGGTGCCGATGGTAATCTGGGGGGTCGCTCCCGTGTGGCCGTTCTTGTACGTGAAGATCTCGCTGTTGCCGTCGGTGAAGGTGACGGTGACGACGTTGCTCCCGCCGTCCTGGTCGCTCTCCACAACCGACCAGGAGGCGATGCCGTTGCCGGCCACTCCCTGGGCGTGGATCTCGCTGTCCACGTAGGCGTCCTCGTCGTCATCCCACACGAACCAGTTGCCGGTCGTCTCGTCGATGTACGGCGCCTTTCCGGCCGGTCCGGGAGGGCCCTGGTGGATGTCGGTCATGTGCTCCGCGGCAGCTGCCGCATCATTGGCCCGCTCCGTCGCGTTGAGAGCGGCGATGATCACCTCGTCCAGGATGGATGAGCTGACGTCCTGCACCTCGATGTGCGCCTCGATGTCGTCGGGGTTGGACAGCGGGGTCTCCCTCGAGTCCATGGTGCTGAACGGCACGAAGTTCAGCGCCGGCGTGTCGTAGGTCTTCGTCCGGCCTTCGTTCTTGCACTGCACGATGATGCGGTTCACTCCCAGGTACTGGGGCTTGAAGGCGCTGTAGTCACACAGGAGGAGCGTGCTGTCCGCCTGGTCGATGGAGACGGTGCAGCGGCCGGCGATGGCCTTCTGCACGTCCGAGTAGATCCACGCCTTGATGTCGGTCAGCCCGGTCCAGTCGATGGCCAGGCCGCCGTCCTTCAGGCGCACCTTGATGGTGAGGTCCGACGTCGTCCTGACGTTCGGAAGCGAGTTACTTGTTCCCATATATTACGCTTGTTTATTCGAGGATGATACCGTCCAGCGCGGACAGGTCCTCGAGGGTGTATTCTCCGTCCTTCACGGACTTGACGAAGTCCTCCAGCGGGACTTTCTTCAGGTCGATGGCCACCTCTTCCCGGAAGAGCTCCTTGACGAGCCGGTTGGTCTCCGCCTCGGCGGCGAGGAAATCGTCGTGCCCGGTCACCGGCAGACCCTGGACGCGCAGCTGCTGGATCTCCTGCAGCTCGTCCCTGAAGTCCGCCTGGAACTTCTCGACGAGATCGATCCGCTCCTGCTCGATCTCCCTGGACGCCTTCCGCAGACGCAGGTAGTCGTGGATCAGGACGTTCCGGACCACGTCATCCTTGATCTTGTTCACGGCGACGCGCCCGAGGGCGTTCACCGCGTTCTGTACGTCCAGCTTCCTCATGCCTCGTCCTCCTTGTTCTTCAAATCCTCTATTTTAACGCCCGGCTTGGATGCGCGTTCCTTCTTGTCGTGGTTACGATAGACGAGCCAAGCGGAGATACCGCAAAGCACACCGGCGATGATGGCCGCGACACCGTGGAATGTGTGACCGTCATGGATAAGCCATCCACCGCCTGCACAAGTAACGAAGCACAGGAATATAAGCAGGCCCGCTCCAAAGACGGACAGGATTTTAAACCAAGAATTTTTCATATCTTTTTTGTTTGATGGATTATTGTTCAAGCACATAGTATTTCCGTTCCGGGTTCGTGCTCTCCACGGCATAGTAGAGGCAGATGTAGAACTCGGAGTCCCCATTGTACGGCTTGCTATATCCGTCCGCAGATGCACCGATCGCCACGGAGAAGGTTACGGTTGCGTTGGCGGGGATGACGTTCGAGTTGTTGTTTGCCGAACGGAATGCCGCATACAGATCAATGTAACGCCCAACGAGGACGTTGTTCTCGTTCTTCACTCCGCTTGAAGAGACCGTGCCGGAGTCCTGCCACCCCTCGCAGGCATCCTCAACCTCCTCAATGTCGGAATACCGCCCGGCCACATAGTCGGTAACGAGGTAGCCGAACATCTGGCTCCCAGACAGGGTAATGGGAACGCGGACGTTGTTCTTGATGGAAATCGTTACATTCCCATTGGACACGCTGAAAGTGAAACCGAGCTCTCCGCCTGCGGCCACGAGCTGTATAGGGAGGAAGTACCCATCCACGAGGGCAAGTTTCCCCGGACCGCCGCCCTCTCCGCTCCACGAGCTCTTGTAGTTCACGAAATGCGGATAACCCTGTCCGTCCCAGGTTCTTCGGCTGCATAGGATCGGAAACAGCTTGAAGTTGCCCAGACCGAGCGGAGTGAGGGTTTCGCCCTGCGTGAAAAGTACATCCGTAAGCATATCGTCGCCGGGATCGTAGTCCTTCAACTGCGTGTCAGTCGTTACGATCCATAGGTCGGTGTTCCCACTTGCGGGCACCGTGGCCGGGGTGCAGAGGACACCGAAATACCAATCCGGGAACGGAATTGTGGTTCCCTCCCAGTCGCTGGGGTAGAGGAGTCCGGTTGGGTGCTGTTCCGGGTCGGCCGGCTCAAGCGTCGCTCTCGTAAGGAGGCTATACGGGCGGATAACATCGTCGCTCGTCAAAATCCTTCCGGCGAACGGGAAATTGAGCGCCCTCTCCGTCTGGACGCCCATCTCGCCCCACTCCTCCGTATTGTAGTTAAAATGCAGATACCCATTGAAATCAAGGAGACGATACCAAGTGGTCGGCTTGACGAGGGGCCAGTGAGAGCCAGCGGTGATGCCCGCTCGGAGAGCGGCGGTGAGTGCGGACGCACTTGTATAAACGGGAATGTTAGGCATCCCGTATAACGCAGCCTTGCGGAGCGCGTCTGTCGTGTTGGTCGGAAAGTTATGCTCGGTCGGCTTGAACTTCGCCCACTTGTTGATGTTCGCATGGTCGATGATCCCGCCGAGGTCATTGTATGACACGAGGCTCAGGACCGACTGGAGATCGGCGATGCTGACCCCTCCGTGCGGAGTGATCGAGGTGTCGATGTATATGCGCCCGTTCGCGTGTGCCATGGTCTATGAGCTCGCCTGGACTCCACCGCCGGAGAGGAATCCGTCGCAGTAGAGGCCGTATTCGTTGGTGTCGTTGCTGTCCGCCTTCTTGATATGGATGGCCTTGTTCGTGGAATCGTACTCGATACGCACGGGACCGAGGTCGATGTGGCTCGTCGAGGCAAGCGTGAGGTCTCCGGAGAGATTCCCGTTCACACCGTATATGTTCGCCCAGCGGTAGTTCGCCCCGTTGGCGCCGAGGTTCACCCCGGACTGCTCCGGATAGAAGCCGTTAGTCTCATGGAAGGTGAGCTGCTTGTACGAGCTCCCGATGTCCGCCCCGGCCCGCAGGATCATGTAGCCGGCAGGGAAGGACAGAAAACCCGTGGAGGCCGTGTTCCCGGAGTTCCTGAAGGTCAGCCCGCCGGACAGGTTACCGTCCACCCCGTAGATGGTTCTCCACCTCTGGTTGGAAGAATTGCCGCCGAGATCCAGCCCCGTGACGTAGTTCGGAATCAGCTTGGATCCGACCACCACGACGCCGTTCTGGACCGAGAGGATGTTCACCTGGTCGCCGTTGGCGTCGCACGCGCGGAGGTTGACCGCGGTGCCGTAGCCGTTGAAGGACCGCTCGGCCCTCGAGCCGAAGCCGAACATCGTCATCCCGGTCTGCGTGAGGTCTATCATGTCCTTGCCGGCCACGGTGACCGTACCGCCCACGGAGACGTTGCCGGAGAACGACGTGGCGGCGGAGAAGGTCTTCGACCCGGAGATGGTCTGGGTGCCGGTCAGCGTGACCACCTCAGGAAGGGCGGTCGCGAGCAGCAGGTTCTTCGTGGTGCTGCCCACGGTCAGCGGTATCGAATAGCCGTCCACCGTTCCCCAGGAGACGGCCGTTCCGCCTCCGGACGGAGCGTACAGGGTGGTGGCCACGCCGTCCACCGTGATGGTGGCGATGGACGTGCCGGACGTCAGGATCTGCGCGACGGAAACGGTAGACCCGCCTCCGGATCCTCCCGATCCGACGCCGCCCGCGGCTATCTGGCCCTCCGCCCAGAGGGAGGCGTAGACGGGGTTGAGCTTGAGCGTCAGCGTGCCGTTCACGGTGACCGGGATGAACCAGTCGAGGGTGTAGCCGTCGGCGTTGGCTCCGGCCCGGTCGGCATAGCCGGCCATGGCCTTGGTCGTCGTGACGACCACCTCGTCGGACCCCTCCTCGATGACCTCGTCGGTGAGGTAGATGTAGCCGTCGGTGATGGTGATCCGGTTGAGGTCGGCGAGATTGGCGTGGGTGTGGCCGTCGCCCGTCGGAACGTAACCGGCGGCAGCGGCCGCTCCGACCGGCACGATGAGACCGCCCAGCTCCCTCAGGCGCTCGGACCTCGGACGTGCCGTCCGGTTGATGCTCGATTTGATGTATGTACCCATGTCACTCTGCCGTATATTCGTCGGGCCGCACCTCCAGGAGGGTGGCCTCGCTCATCTCTTCCCTTATGTGCTGCATCTCCCCGACCATGAGGAACTTCGTCCCGGAGGGCTGCGCCGCCTCGTCGTAGAGGGTGAGCCCGCCGTGGTCCAGGACGACCTCGCCGCTCAGGACCGTCTTCCGGGCGGCGAACTGGCTGTACAGCGTTCCGATGAGCAGCTGCTCGGCGCTCTCCGTCCGTCCCGCGCGCTTGAACTGGGCCATCTGCAGCCCGGTGGACGCCTTCAGGTACACGCCCTTCGCGGTGGCGCAGGGGACCGCCAGCGTGCCGCATATCGTCTCCAGGTCGAGCTCCTCCTTGGCGTTCACGTTGCACACGCCGTTATACTCCACGTCGTCCACCTCGGCCTCGTCGAAGGTCAGGGTGCGCTTCACCACCGTCACCTCGGGGACCTTGTACAGGAGCCAGCGCAGCTTGTTGTAGAGGCCCTGCTGGGAGAACCTGCTCGCCGCCGCATTGGAGCTGAAGGTGTCGGTGTCGTCGAAGAGATAGACGCCGTTGTAGACGCGGATCTCCAGATAGCCGCCGGCCGGAGGATAGGGGATGAACTGACCGTCCGGGGCCTTCTTGAAGGACTCGAAGAACCACCACTCGGCGACATGGGAGAAGTTGTTCTGGTCGTAGTACCACTTGCTCCGCTTGGACGCCTTCCGGCCGGTGGTGTAGGGCTTGCCGAAGTTCTGCCGGTTCGCCTTGAACCCCAGGCAGCCCTGACCCTCCACGATGTCGAGCTCGGAGTCGTAGTAGGCCAGCCAGGCCTCGCCGAAGGAGGACTCACCGGACACCCAGCCGTCGAGGACCGTGTTCCCGGACTTCCGCCGGGCGCAGCCCGCGACGGTGTTGGCCGGAGAGCCGTGGGCGGTGATGTTGCTGTTCTTGTAATGGTAGAGGGCCGTGCCGCTGGCGTCGTACAGGACGATGTCCACGGGGACGAAGGCCTGCTGGCCCCAGCTCTGGAACTCCGCGTAATTGGCGTTCTCGTTGCCCTGCCCGTCCTCCGGGGCATCCTCGAAGGGGTTGTAGCGCGGGTCGGCGAGCATCTCCATCACGATGCGGATGAAGTTCTGCTCCTGGTCGTCCGAGCTCAGCGCCGGGAGGTACATCCGCTGCAGGGTCATGGCCAGGGACTCCGGATGACTGCCGGGGTTGATGCCCGCGATGGGCGTGGACTGCGTCATGTCGGAGTGCTGGTTCTTCCTGAAGCCCACGGCCACGCCTTCCTCCTCGGACCCGCCAAGGAGCGGGACGATCTTGAAGTAGCGGTTGTTCGTGCCCTTGGAGGCCAGCCCCGTACACTTGGTCGAGTCGTTCGAGAGGAAGATCGTGAAGTCGATGTTGTCGTAGTCCCAGGAGTAACCGTGCCGGTGCGCCGGGTCGTAGTCGGTGTAGAACGAATAGCGCTCCGGAGAGCCGGCCGTGGTGGTCAGGTTCGTGAGCGAAGGGTCGGCCACGTCGCCGTACTTGAACTCCTGCGAGAGCTCGGCGGCGCTGTAGGGGCTGAAGGTCACGCGGAGGTTGTTGAACACCTGACCGACGTCCATGCTCTGCCCGACGCTGTCCCACTCCACCTCCTCCGTGTCGTTCTTCAGCGTGTACAGGCCGTTGAGGTCGTACACCCAGATGACGCCGGCCTTCTGGATGATCCGGAGGCCGAGGGGCTGCAGGACGCCGCCCAGGACCTTCTCCCAGTCCATGGCGATGCCGTCCTCGTCGATGAAGTTCTCCGACGGGATGGACAGGGCCGAGAGGGTGACGGCGCTGTTATCCGTGAACTTGGTGGAGATGTAGTCCTGGTTGATGGATCCGTAGGAGATGCCGGAGACCGCCAGCGCCCCCTGTACGACCTGCAGCAGAGTCTTCGTGCCGGTCAGGCCGTAGGGGATGCGGCCGAGGTGGCCGAAGTCGTAGAAGGTGAGCTCGACGTCATAGTGGTCGTAACGGTCGTAGGGCTCGTGGTACGTCTCGGTGTCGAGACATCCCGACCAGTAGAGCACGTCGTTCCGGTAGACGTCCAGACGGATGGCTCCGGGCACCTCGGTATAGAGGTCTGCGTAGGTGCGGTCGCCGGGGCTCTCGATGGTGAGGGTGGCCATGGATCCGCAGACCGGCTCCTCGGGACTGCGCTCGTCCCACTCAATGGTGATGGGCTCGTCGGCGGGGAAGACCAGGTCTCCGACGGACTCGTAGTCGGAGTCCGCCTCCTGGAGGATCTCACACCTCCAGGTGACGCCGCTGAGGGACAAAAATTCCCCGGAATATCGCAGATGCTTGGCCATCAGTAAGAGCTTCTACTATAACCGGGGAAAAAGCGCTTCGGGTACCTAAGACCGCGAAGAGCGCCGTCTGTCCTTCTTCAGCGTGCCGTAGAGGTCGCGGCCGCGGATCCTGAAATCCACCTCGCCGCCCAGGCCCGAAGGCTGGATGTACTGACGCAGGGTATTGAGCGGGGCGACGACCTCCGGATTGTTCACGGCACCGTGGTATTCGCCCATGAGACCCATCGTCGGACCGGAGATGACACCGCCCGCGGCAAACTTCGGGAGACTCGCCAGGGCGGCCAGGATGGACGCCACGGCGGCCACGGCGAGCACCGGACCGACATAAGGGATGGAGGCCACGGCGGACGCGCCTCCGGTGGCAGCCGCAGCCGTATTGGCGGTGGCCGCAGCGTTCTGCTTGACGAAGAGGGCGGTCAGCTGAGGGAGCGCCTGGGCGATGGCGGAGAGGAGGTTGGAACCCCACTCCAGCCAGGCAGCCGCAGACTCGCCAACGGCTCCGGCGAGGTCGTGGAACACGCCGGCAAGGGCGCCCACCGTGGTCTGCAGGGCCTCGGTCTGCGTCATGGCCTTGCCGGTCTCCTTGTTGAACTTCTTGAGGTCCGTCCCGACGAGGCCGGGAGCCAGGCCCTTCTTCTTGGCGGTCTTGCCCTGGATGGACGCACCGGGACCGGAGACGGCCGCGACGCCCGACATGTCGAGGGCGACGGCACCGGCTCCCCGGCGGGCGGTCAGCAGCTCCTTGTAGTCGGCGATGAGCTGCTTGACGGCGGCGTCCTCCGTGCCGTACTTGTTGATGAGGCTGGTGAGACCAGACTTCATGGCGTCCAGGCGGGCGATCTCGTCGGTCTGCTTGTAGCCCAGCTCCTGGTTGAGCTGGACGGCCCGCTCGACGGAGGCGTTGTAGTCCTGGATAGCCTCGGCCAGGCCCTTCTTCTTGCTCTTGCTTCCCTCCGCAGCATTTCCCTCCGCAGTCTCCGCGCCGGCAAGGTCACCCAGCGCGTCGGCACCCTCATCGAAGGCCGAGATGGAGGCGTTCATCTGCTCGCGGAAGATCTTCATCCGGGCGTACTGGAGAACCTCCAGCGTCTTCCGGTCCTGCGCGCTCTTCTTCTCCTTGGCGTTGATCCTGTCGATGGCCTTGTCATAGTCGTCCAGGGTCTTCAGCTGACCGGCGCCGATGTAGGCGTCGCCCAGGGCGGCTATCTTCGCGTCGTGCCGGTTCATGCCCTTCTCCATGTTGGACCAGGCGTTGAGGCCCCGGGCGAAGCGGTCGAAGACTGTCTTCAGGACGCCTGTGGAGTTGCGGAACTGAAGGACGAGATCCTGCCAGGCCGAACCGACACGCTTGATGGCTCCCTCCAGGTTGTCGCTCATCGTGTTGTACATCTCGTCCAGGGCTCCGTTGCAGTCGCCCAGGGCGTCATACAGCTCACGGACGTCACCGGCTCCGGCGACGAGGGCACTGAAGGCCGCGACGGAGCGCTTGTCGGTCATCTCGAGCATCTCGTTCAGCTCCACCCCGCTGTCCTTCAGCTCCTGCAGGGCGTCGATGATCTCGGGCATCGTGGTCGCCGTGTGGCCGAGGCCGCCGACGAGCTTGCCGTTCGCGTTCGCGAGGTTGAGGAGGATGTTCCGGAGGGCCGTGGCGGCGGACGAGGCGTCGAAGCCCGCGTTGGACAGCACGCCGAGGATGGCAACCGTGTCACGGGCGGACAGCCCGAAGGAGTTGGCCACCGGACCGACCACGGAGATGGACGTCTGGAGCTTGGAGAACGAGAGGGCGGACTTCGAGCAGGACGCGGCCATGAGATCCAGGAGGGCCTGGGAGTCGGAAGCCTTCAGCCCGAAGGACCGGAGGGCGGCGCCGGAGAAGTCCGCGGCGCTGGCGAGGTCGGTGCCCACGGCGGCGGCGAACTTCAGGACGCTCTCCTGCATCGCGGTGATCTGGCCCTCCGTGAAGCCCAGGCGGGCGAGGGAGGTCTGCAGGGAGGTGACCTCCGCGGCCGTGAAGGATGTGCGCTTGCCGAGCTCCATGGCGGACTCGGTGAGGCCGTTGATCTCCTTGACGGACTTGCCGAGGACGGAGGCCAGCTCGGAGTTGGCCTTCTCGAACTCCTTCATCGTGTTGACCGCGCTGGACAGACCCTTGACGAGGGCGCCCACGGACACCACGCTGGCGGCGAGGCCGCCCAGGGACTTGGTGAGCGAACCGGAGAAGGACCGCAGGCCGCCCATCTTCTTGGGCAGCTGCTCGGCCTCCACGGCGGCGCCGGCGAAGGCCTTCTTCAGGCCGTCGGCGTCACTGGTCAGCGCCTTGAGGTCCTTGAGGTTCCCCTGGAGCTTGTAGGTTATGCTGATTGTCGATGCCATAGTATTCCTGTGTTCGTTTCAATATCCGCTGCCGCCTCGCCTCCGTGCTCGGTGCCCCCTTCGGGACCTTCTTGTCCCACGGGAGAGGGAGGAGCTTCCGCTTGTCTATCGGCTTCTTGAGATGAGGCTGCACGAAGACGGTGGCCAGGACTCGCGCCCGCTCCCATTCTCCGTGCAGCTGCTCGGTCTCGCGCTCCGCCCAGCACCGGAGCACCTGATGGAACTCCCCGGGGGACAGGGCGCAGAAGTCATCGTAGGAGAGGCCGAGGCTCCCGAGGGCCACGCCCAGGGCCTCCTCGATGGTCGTTAACTTTTTTTTTCTTCCTCCGGGCCGGAAGCGCCCTCGGACACGAAGTCCTCAGGAGCCACCAGGAGGGTCTGCATCGCCTCGATGTCTTCCACGGACACGAGGTCGCAGAACTCCTCGAAGCTCACGTTGAAGGGCACCTTGTCCGCCGCGCTCGCCGAGGCGAGACAGGCGTACAGAAGGGTGGCGACCTCCTCGATGTTGTGATCGTCCAGATCCGTCACCTCCTTCCCGGTGGCCCTCTTGAAGCGAAGCATCGCCCCGAGGGTCATCCGGAACGGATAGGTGCGGTCTCCAACCTGTATGTTGATGGCCTTTTTCATACGGGCTTAGGAGATGGTTTCGCCGGTGAGGTTGGCGGGGGTGATGGTCACCGCGCCGTTGTTCTCCAGCGTGCCGGAGAAGGTCGAGTCATCCTGGGCCGGAGCGCTCTGCTCCAGGGAGGCGATGACGAAAGATCCGGACAGGTACGGACTGGCCGAGCTGTCACGCTCGTAGGCGGTCACCTGGACGGCAGCGCCGGACTTCCAGGCGTTCAGCAGGGTCTTCATGCCTCCCTCGGTCTCACCGAAGTGACGCAGGCCCTCGAAGTTGATGGACACGCTCAGACCGACCACGCCCTTCTCCTTCCAGAGGCTGGTGCCGCCGTAGGCGACGGAAGAGGCAGGCTTGACGGCGCGCTCCTTCGTCTCGGTGTTGTAGGTGCAGGTATGAGTCGTGCAGTGGCCGATCGCCTTCCCGCCCACGGAGAGCAGGAGGTCGGCGCCATTCACGTAGCCGCTCTTGGCTACAGGTGTAGGATCTGCCATAATTCAGTAGTTTTTAGTCGTTGTTAACTCGAATAGTGAACACCAGGGACTGGGCGAAGGCGTCGTCGGCCCACCCCTCCTCGGATCCTTCCAGGTCGATAGACCGGGCGCAAAGCGTCTGGCTGCTGGAGTTGGTATACACGGCCTGCTTGTGGTCCAGGCAGGCGCGCGCCGCCTCCGCCAGCTCGATGCTCTCCGCGTAGGTCTTGCCGTAGCAGAGAAGCTCCACGGCCACGGCGTCCGCACCCTGCCCCGGACCCTTCGCCAGCTGCCGGTCGAAATTCGCACGGCGGTAGCAGATGTAGGGGAGCTTGGCGTCCGCCTCCGCGACCACGGGGTAGATCTTCGTGGCTCTCGCAGCGACGGCGCTGTCCTGCGACAGCAGCTGGTAGACCATGAGACCCACGCTCAGGGACGTGATGGGGACGGGGGACGGAGTGTTAGACGGTGCAGCCATACTTCTTTGCGGTCTTCTCGACGGATTTACGGAAATTCTCCTGTAGGGTTTGGTTGATTTGCGGACCGACCTGGCGGTTGGCCTTTACGATGAACTGGTAAGCCGGCATCCGGCCCCTGAAGGCGCCGTTGAAGAGGTAGCGCTTCCGGAATCCCGTCTTGGTCCTGTGGGACCCGCGGGAGCCCTTCAGCCGCCTCTCCTTGGTGCCGTCCTCGGCCCAGATCAGGACCGGCTTCTCCAGTCCTGCCCGGTTGAGGTGGAAGCCCTTCTTCGCCACGATCCGGGTGTGGTCCTTGCTCTTGCGGAGGACGGTGCCCACGGTGACGCGGAAGCCCAGCTTCTGCTTGAACACCAAGGCCCGGACTCCCCGCTCGAGGTCCTTCCCGCTGTGAAGGTCGGACCGGAGGTTCGCGACCGCCGTCCGGCGCAGGAGGCCGGCGGTGGTGCGGAACGCACTCTTCATCGCCTTCGCCCGCTGCTTCTCGTCCATCTCGGCGAAGAGCCTCCGGAGCTGACTGTCATCGTATTCCAGCGTGCGGGCCATCACTCGTTCACCTTGTCGCAGATGAGCCTCTTGAGGCCCTTCCGCCTGTTGAACTCGATGGCGCCCACCGTGTAGGTGACACCCTGGTACACGACCCGCCACTTCTCCGCAACCTCGTGGGCCGAATAGATGATTATCTCGACACGGCCGTCAGGAAAGAGCTCGGACGCCTCCTGGCTGAGACGGCCGGACTTCCAGATCACCTCCGCATGGATCCGAGGACCCTCGGGGTAGGAGATCTGCTCCGCCCCGAAGGCGTCGGTCGTCACGGTGGGTCTCCGGAGCTCGACGAACTCGGTCAGGCGCCCCGAAATCATACCAGTTTCCTAAAGGGTTTCACCAGAGCCTGGACCGAGTCCGGGACCTCGTGCATGGCGACCGCGGCCACGCTCTCGCGCTGGTTGTACCAGTGCGCGGCGAGCATGAGCACGGCCTGCTGAAGCATCTTCGGAAGATGACCTTCCTCGCCCATCTCACGCAGCTCCTCCCCCGTCCGGTTGGTGGCCGTGATGACGGCCTCCTCGGCGGCGTCGAGAAGGTGCTGCAGGTAAGCGTCGTCCTGGCAGAAATCATCCGCCCTGACCTGCTTCTTCAAAAGTCCCAGACCCGGATTCATGGCTCAGCTCGATTAGGTGGTCGCCAGGGCGGCAGCGATGGCGTCGGCGATGGCGTCGGCGATGGTCTCAGCCGCGTAGTCGGCGCGGGCGTTGGAAACGGGCTCCGGATTCGCGGTTTTAGCCGCGGCCAGCATGAACGCCTCCGGACGGAGGGTCTTGGTGGCGTAATCCGAATTGAGCACGAAGTCGATGGCATCGCGGCGGGCCTGGGTGTACGGATCCACGATGAAGCGGAGCACACCGAACAGGCCGGTCGGCTGGTAACCGAAGTCACCGATGCCGATGTACTCGGTCACGGTGGTGATCTTCACGACCTTGTTGGAGGCCGTGCAGTTCAGGGCCGCGAGGACGGCGGCCTCGTCGTTCGGGCCGCAGGTCACGACATAGTCGGGCTCGTCCACGGCGTCGCAGGAAGCCCAGGTGCAGGTGCTCTCCGCGTAGGTGGACTTCTTGTAGGTCACCACGCCGTTACGCAGGAAATTGGCCGTGAAGATGGGCAGGCCGCAGAGCTTGTCGTCCTGGACCATCGGGACGAAGACGCCGGACTCGTTGATCGGGCGGCCCTCCAGGATGGCCTTCATGCTCTTGGTCATGACCCAGCAGAGGTGGTCGCCGTTGATGCCGGTCTCCAGGACCTTGGCCTTCATGAGGGCGTTGAGGTCCTCGAAGGTCGGGGTCTCGTGGACGGAGATCATGTCGGCGTACCGCTTGTCCTCGTCGGGGACGGTCTGACCGGCGGCGGTCTTGTCGGCCTTCCGCTTGATGTGGGCGAACGGACCGATGAGGTTGGTCGCATTGTTCACAGGGGCGAGGCCGACGATGATCTTGTTCAGGAGGCGAGCGACGCTCTCCGGCATGGACTTCTTGACGAGGCCGTCGATGAGGCCGGCGGACTGGTTGATCGCCTGGTTCGTGACAGGGATGGCGAGACCGACACGCTCAGGGGTGGCCGTGAGGTTGTCCAGGGTGAGCTTGGAGTCGGAAAGCGCAACGCCCTCTCCGGCGACTGTCGCCTCGGCGAGGTCGTAGATGGGCCACACGAAGCTGCCGGACAGACCGGTCGGCATCGGAAGGCCGAGCTTGCCGAGGATCATGCCCTCGACCAGGGGCTCCAGGAAGTCCTGGACGCGCAGGGGGATGATGCCGCCGCTGGCCGCGTCGGAAACCATCATACCGGCGAACTCGCCCGAGCGGACAAGCAGCAGCTCGGTCTTCTGGTTCTTGTTGAGGTTCTCACGGATGAGCTTTTCAGCCTGGTCCGTGGCATCGGGGTTCTCGCGGAGGTAGTCGGCGGTGGCCGCCTGCATCCGCATACCCAGGAGCTGGTTCTCGCGAGTCAGGGCCTCGAACTCCTTGGTCTCGGTCTCGTTGCGCTCACGCTGCTCCTTCTCACACGCATCAGCGATCTCGGTGATGCGCTCACAGTTCGCCTGGTACTTCTGCACCAGTTCGCGAACATTGATCTGGCTTTTCTTCATAGCAGGGAAAAACTTGGTTAAACAAAGATTTTATCATTTGCAGCGCGACGCATTTCGCGAAGCTGCTCTTTGATCTTGGCGATGTCCGGCTTGGGATCCTCCGGCTTCGGCTCCTCGGGCTTGGCGGCCTCCCGCAGCTCAGTGTTGAACTCGCGGGCGTCCACCTCGGTCCCGTCGTAATAGGGATCCGCGGCGAGGGTGAAGTCATAGATGCCGGTGACGGCCTTCACCGTGTAGGTGATGTAGGACTTGCCGTCCCTGATCTCCACGGAGCGGGAGACGAAGCCCTCGTCCCAGTAGTGGGTGGAGAACATGAAGGAACAGCCGGCAAGGTCACCACGCCGCACGAGCTCCAGGGCCTTGTCGCCGTCGGCGGTGTTGGGCGCCTCGAACTCGAAGGTGACGCCCTTCTCGTCCACGGCATAGGTCAGCGTTCCCTTGCCCTGCTTGGACCTGGCGAGGATGAGCTGCCGGTTGTGGAACATGGTGAACTTGATGTCACAGGCGTCGAGAACCTCACGGGTGATCGCCTCGGGGGCGATGACCTCCACGGCCTCCTCGTTCTCGTCCGACCAGAGGGGACGGGACGGAGTGTTGAAGAGGATGGCACGGCCTACGATCGTCCGGCTGGGGGCCTCGCCCTCGCCGGCTTCCCGGACGTGGAGATCCGCGCACAGGGTCAGGAGCTCCCTGCGGATCTCTTCGTTCTTACTCTTTTTCATCGTTGTCAGTGTTTTTCGGTTCGGCGGGCTCCGGCGCCGGGCCCACGCCCAGGTCGTCGATGCCCTTGAGGTTGGCGGAGACGAGGACCTTGTCGCCGCCCTCGACGGTCGGCTTGTTCTCCTCGATGCGCCACTCGTTCACGGTGTACAGGCCGGCGGCGATGGTGGCCGTCTGGTACTTCACCCGGCTGTCCAGGTCGCAGGCGTACAGCCCGCGCCGGTCGAACTGGATCTTCCGGCGGCCGTACTGCTGGGGGAGGAACAGCTTCCGCTGCAGCTCCGCCTCGATGTTGCGGAGAAGCGGGTTCAGGGTGTTGGACAGGAAGGCGACGTTCGCCATCTCGGCGCTCTTGTAATTGTTCGAGGTGTCGTCGAAGACGAAGGACGGCGGCACGCCGAAGAAGCGACAGATCTCCCGGACGGTGAACTTGCGGGACTCCAGGAACTGCATGTCCGTCGAGGACAGGGACAGCTGCTTGAAGTCCACCTGGCCAGGGAGCGACACGATGTGCTTGCCGTCGTGGAACTGGGCGTCGAGGTCGGCGGCCGTCTTCTGGAGTTCCTTGTCCTGGTACTCGCCAAAGCCGCGGACCGAGGTGTCGTTTCCAACCAAGCCGCGAACGTTGCCGCCGTTCTTGAAGCGGTCGTAGGTCTCGGCGTCGCCGACACGGGCGATGTTCATGGTCAGGCGGGCGTAGTCGAGGACGGAGACGCCGACGCGCTGATCGTACAGGACCACGCCCTTAACGTGGATCACCTCGTCCTCTGTGTACTGTCCCTTGATCCCGTTGACGGTATCGTAGACGTTATAGACTCCATGCACCGTGTCGAAGGCGACAGTGTCCCTGGTGCAAAGCACCATCCGATCAATGTCCATCTTCGCGGCGGAATACACCGGGACGATGTAAGCGTTTCCATCCAGCAGCACCTGCTGGACGACCTGCGACCAGAAGTCGAAGGCGCTCATGTACTCGTCCGGCTGGACGTTCATCAGGAAGGACAGGCGGCTGTCGAGGTCGTCCACGTAGATACCGCCCTTGCGGCGCATGACCTGGACGGGCAGGGCCGCCACGGCATCCGACAGGAGCTTGACGCACCGAAACACAGTGGCGACGCAGAGCGCCGTGTTGCCCGAGTAGAAGGGCCACAGCGTACCGCCCTGACGCGGCGTCAAGGGGGGCTTGGAGTCCGTCTTGGTCTCCTGCTTGGGCGCAGGAGCCGGAGGATCCTCCCGGCGGAATATGCGCGTGAAAATGCTCATGCGTAGATGTTGTTATCTACATTCCACGCACAAAGCCGTAATTGGTACCCTTAGCGCTCGTAATCGATGAACAGACGCATGGTCATCAGGGTCGTGATGGCGCCGTCGATCTTGCGGTCCGCCGCCCGCTTCACCGGCTTCCGGTTCTCCAGATTATCCTCGTCGAGGATGGCGTTTCCGAAGCAGAAGCCGTTAATAGGGTTGTCGTTGAGGAAGACGTGGCCGGTCTTGATGCCGTGCTCGAAGGACTGCACGGGGGCCGTGAAGTAGCCGTAGGTCTGCTTGACCGGCCGGAGGACGTTCTTCGCGCCGGCGGCGGCCAGCATGTTGATGACCTCCTGAGACTTCCAGGGGTCGTAGCCGATGCCCAGCAGCTCCACCTCCCGGTTGGCCGCGAGGATGTCGTCCACGATGACGCGGTAGTCGATGACATCCCCGGGCGTGAGGGTGAGGTGGCCCTGCTCCGCCCAAATCCGGTAGAGCCTCTCGTTCGGGTGGCCCTCCAGGGCGCCCTCCGGGAAGTAATAGCGGGTGTAGAACCAGAAGGACCTCTCCTGCTGGCGGTAGATGCCGAAGGAGACGGCGCTGAAGTCGTCGCTCTCCGACAGGTCGAGCGCGCACATGGCGGGCACGCGCCCGAAGGCGCCGAGGGCAAAGGGCCGCGTGGCGGATCCCACCACCTTCGACGTGATCCAGGCCGACCGCTCATTCACGGCGAAGATGTTCAGCAGCTTGGTCCGGAACTCCAGCAGCTTGTCGGCGGAGAGCTGGGCGTCCGCCCACTCCTTCGCATAGTAGTCCTCCCGGACCGTGACGCCGAGGTGGGGCTGTACCTTCCGCCAGGTGGCCGGATCGCTCTCCGCGTCGTCCACGTCCGGCATGAAGATGGCGGCGTAGATGCTGTCGTTCTCCAACTCCTCCCGAAGCACCTGCAGCACGCCGTCCAGCTCGCGGGCGAAGGGGCCGTCCACCACGTCGGAGGCGGTCGTGCAGACCACCGTCAGCGGCTGCTTGCGCACGCCCATGGACGAGGTGAGGACGTTCTTCAGGGCGGCGCCGGACTTGCCGGACGTGTCACGCGCCTGGGCGTACTCGTCCAGGATGGCGAGCGAGGCATTCAGGCCGTCCTGCGTCTTCGCGTTCGCCGTCAGGCAGCGGATGAGGGAGTCGCGTCCACGGTCCTTGAAGAATATCTGCTCGCGGTTGATCCTGATGTGCCGGCCGTCCGGATCCAGGCCGGACATGATGGCGCGGATCTCATCGAAGCAGATCTTCGCCTGGTTGTACGAGTTCGCGCCGATGTATGCCTGGGCGTTGTGGTCGCCGAAGAGCATGTCGTACAGGGCCATGGACGCCACGCTCGTGGTCTTGGAGAACTTACGCGGTACGAACAGGTAGGCCGTCCGGATGAGGCGCAGGCCGTCATGGTAGAAGCCGTAGATGTTCGCAAAGATGAAGGCCTGCACCGGCGTGAGCCTGTACCGGCGACGGCCCTCCAGACCGGAGAACTTCAGGGCCTCGTAGAACCTGAAGAAGTGCCTGACCCTGCCCGGCCTCCACTCGTACCTGGACAGGAGGTAGAAGAACCGCTTGACGCCCAGCAGCTCGTACAGGTTGTGCGCCTCAGGATGCAGGATGCACCCGAGGACGTACTCGCCGATGCGCGGATCCGTCTCGACGAGGGCCTCCCGGAAGCGCCTGTAAAGCTCCTCCCGTTCGCCCTGCAGGTAGACGATGACGTCCGCCTTCAGCTGCCGCAGCCCCTGTTTCTCCTCCTCGGTCATCGGTTAGTCCTCTCCGTCCTTCATCGCCTCCATGAACTCGGACAGGGCGTCCTTCCCCTGGCCCTTGCCCTTCTTGCTCTTGACGTTCATCAGCAGGAGGTCGAGACCCTTCTGCACGCGCTCCGACTGGAGGCGGACCTCCATCACCAGGGACGTGACCTTCGACCGGTCGTAGCCCTCCCGGGACTTCTCGACGACCATGAAGTCCGTCTTCGTGAGCAGCTGGTCGCGGAGCCGGCGGTAGATGATGATGTCCGACGCCACAGACTCGATCTGGTAGCCGAGCCTGGGCTGATAGCTTCCCTCTTCCTTCAGCAGCTTCGTGATGTAGCGCTTGATGTTCGCGATCTCCCGCCGGACCTTCGTAGGGTCAACAGCCTCGGGAGGTGGCGTTTTTTGTAAAGAAATTGACGTATTTCGCATATTTATTTACATTATTTGCAATTTTCGGCAGTTTTCCGGAATCCGGTCGGGAGCCCCCAGCGGGACCGAAAAATCACTCGCGTATGGAAAAGACTGGCGGCGAGGTTTGGAGGCATACCCCCTCATTTCAAAAAACCACCCCCGGTCTCGCCGAAGAAGCGATCCACCACCGCCCGAGTCTGCTCCTCGTTCCTCTTCTTCGTGGCCTCCTTTCCACTGCGGCCCAGCTCGACGTGACGGACGACGTGGCACTCGTGGCACAGCGACTCGAGGTTGGCAGGGTCGAACATCAGCTGTTCCTTCTCCCTCGGCGTGACCGCCGACTCGACGGGGACGCGGTGGTGCACCTCGCTGGCCGGGGTGACGTAGCCCTCCTTCTCGCACCTCTCGCAGAGAGGACGGGCCGTCAGGACGGAACGGCGGAGCCGCTGCCACCTCGACGTGTTGATCAGTCTCTTGTATGTCTCGTCCTTCGCCATCACTTCCTCCTTGGGCGGCGTACCTGGGGAGCGTGCCCCGCCTGGGGCCGGGGCTCCCACTCGCCGTACTCCTCGAACATCTCCCGTATGGTCTGCTCGTCGTCCTCGGGCAGAGGGTCCGTCTCCTCCACCTTCCGGACACGCTTCAGGAAGAGGGACAGCAGCGTGGCCGCCACCTCGCAGACGTTCTTGAATCCGTACTCCTCCTGGACCTTCGTCAGCTCCAGGTACGTCTCCTCGGACACGGACAGGTTGATTCGTTTCCTCATGGCTCCGTCCTTTCTTATAGCGCTCCTAATCCGGAATCGGCACCAGAGGCGCCCTTCAGTTCCTTTATCCGTTGCATCATGAACTCCTGGCAGGTGGACTTGCCGGACAGGGCCGACATCACCCTCTCGTCAAGGGTGCCCACCGCCACCAGGTGGTAGAGGATCACCGGCCGCTGCTGCCCCTGACGATGCAGGCGGGCGTTGGCCTGAAGGTACTGCTCGAGGTTCCAGGTGGGCGTGAACCACACGATGATGTGGCCGCCCTGCTGCATGTTGAGGCCGAAGGACACGGACGCCGGATGGCACAGCAGCACCCGGATCTCCCCACGGTTCCACCGCTCGAGGATGTCCGGCTCGCCCCTGAACAGGACGGGGCCGTACTCGTCCAGGGCGACGGTCAGCCGGGCCAGCTCGTGCTGGTAGGCGTAGAACACCAGCACCGGCTCACCGGCCATCTCGACGAGCTCCGTCAGCGCCTCCACCTTGGACCGACCGACCTCGTGCCAGTCGTGCTCGCCGTCGTAGATGGCCCCGCCGGAGAACTGCAGCAGCTTGTTGGCGAGGGCCGCCGCGGTGACGGCCTCTATCTCGGTGTCGTCCACCTCCATCAGCTGCTCCCGCTCGAACTCCCTGTAGGCCTTCATCTCGGCGTCGGTCAGGGCGATGTCCATCCCGGCCGTGATGATGTCCGGCATCTCCAGGTAGTCCTCGGCCTTCATCGATAGGCAGATGTCGCTGATCCGCTCGGCTATCTGCTCCCGCGCCCCCGGCTTGGGCCTCCACTCGTACACCACATGGCCGTTGTGCCGGCCGGGGTTGAAGTAGTTGCTCCGGTAGGTGGTGAGGGTGCGGCCCAGCCTCTGCCCTCCGTCCAGCAGCTCGATCTGCGACCAGAGGTCCATCAGGCCGTTGGGCGAGGGGGTGCCGGTCAGCTCGATGAGCCTCCAGATCTTCCACCGCATCCGGCGGAGGGCCTTGTACCTCTTGGACTGCGGGTTCTTGAAGCTGGACGACTCGTCGATGACCACGCAGTTGAAGTCCCACCGCACCAGCTCGAGGTCGCAGTAGTCCACCAGCCACTTGACGTTCTCGCGGTTCACCACGTAGACGTCGGCGTCCGCCTCCACGGCCTTCCGCCTCTGGGTGGGCGTGCCCATGATGACGGACACCCGCAGGCCCTTGAGGTGGTCCCACTTCCGGCACTCCGACGGCCAGGTGTTGCGGGCCACGGACTTCGGCGCGATGACCAGCACCTTGCTGACCTCGAGGTAGTCCTCCTTCAGCTGCTGGACGGCGGTCAGGGTAATGACGCTCTTGCCCATGCCCATATCGATGAACAAGGCACATTTCGGATGATCCAAAATGAACTCAATCGCCCTTTCCTGGTATGTGTGCGGAACGAACTTCATAACTCACCGAGTTCTTCCCGCCGGATCCTCTCGGCGATGACCGCCCGGTCCATCAGGGCGAGGGCCATCTCGAGGCTTTCCGTGGTGTCGATGACGAACACCTTGAAGCCCAGCTCGCGCAGCTGCTCATGGCAGTGCTTCTGGAGTTTGGTAGGCTTCTTGCCGGTGGTCTTTATCTCGGCGAAGAAGGTCATGCCGAAGGGGACGAGGATAACGCGGTCCGGCAGTCCGCGGTGCAGCTGGGACAGGAGTTTCAGGGCCGTCCACCCCCGCCGTGTGCATTCCGTCCGGAGCCTCGCCTCCAGGGTCTTTTCGGACTCTGTGACAATGTGACTCGCGCGCGCGATATTTCCCATATACGTGCGATTAGGTGCGTGTGTATGTGTATGTGTTCTGCCTAATTCCATATTTTTCCAATTTCAGGGATTTTATTGTCACATTGTCACACTTTCTGCATAATGCCGTGAATCTCAATGCGTTGCGCCTGTGACAATGCGTGTGACAATGTGTGTGACAAAGAATTATTGTCACAAATTGTTGTCACAGCCTCCGCGGGCTCTGTCACAGCGTTGTCACGGCCATTGTCACAGCCATTGTCACACCTCCTGACGTCCCTTCTCATAAGGCCGTGAAATACATCCAGAGTTTGACAATGATGGTCACCACGGCCCAGATGGCCGCGGCGAAGAAGAGGATGACGCAGAGTGCTATCATGAGCCATCCGTGCGGGGTGATCGCGCCGTTCTCGTCGTCGAGTCTCATTTGAAGTATCGGTTTAATTGTCATCGCGTATGTAGTTGTCAAAGATCCGAAGGTCGGAGTGTCCGCTGCATTTCTTGACGCCGTGGATGTTGTGTCCGCGCAGGACGTTGACGGTGATGGCCGTGCGCCGGGCGGTGTGGGATGAGATGAGCTTCCACTTCGGCACGTTCTCCACGACCATCCTGCCGTTCCGCCGCTCCTCGATGCGGACCAGATCGTCCAGGCCGACGTCCTTCATCAGCAGGTGGAGCTTGTGGTTGTAGTTCGAGATCTCCGACTTGTAGGGCGCCTCGTAGCCGTACTCCTCCAGGATCCGGTAGGTGGTCTTCGCGTCGATGGCGTACTTGTCGATGTTCACGACGGCGACGTTGCCGGTCTTCTGCTGGGTGATCCTGAAGATGTTCCGCTCGAAGCACTCCGGGGAGATTCTGGTCATGTCGCTGTAGCGCTGGAAGAGATTGCACGAAAGGACGAAATGGTCGCGGACGCGGCGCATGGTGTCGCGGAAGTCCTTCCTCTTGTCGGCGTAGAAGCGGTCGATGTCGAAGTAGGCGATCCGGCTCACCTCGTCCGCGGTGAGTGCGACCTCCTGGTTGCGCGCCTTGGGGACGGAGAAGTCCGCGTAGGTGGGCGAGACGGGGGCGTTGTACTTGACGGCCCAGTTGAGGATGGAGCGCAGCTGCTGGCACATCGTGTTGATGGTGGACGCCCTGAGGCCTCGGTCCTGGCAGAAGGAGATGAAGTACCCCCAGAAGACGTCGGTCACCTGGGCCGGCATGAGGGTGACGCGGTAGTCCTTCTCCAGCAGCTCGAGGTTGTAGACGAGCCCGGCGATGCTGCTGCCGTAGTTGGGATGCAGTCGGGACTTCGCCTTGACGGCGGCCCGGACGGTCTCCATCAGGGTGCGGTCCCTGAGGTTGATGGTGAAGGGGTCCCGGAGGGACTTCTCCAGGTAGGTGCGGAAGTCTTCGGTGACTTCCCTCGGCTTGGTTGTAATGGCGATTGCTGGCATAAGGTGTAACATTTTATGAATGCCCGTAGGCCTCGAGGTTGATGATCTGCGTCAGCTGCTCCTTCAGCTCCGAGGCTGAGAGCAGGGTGTCGAAGTCGTAAACGGCCTCGACGTGGAGGTGGACGTGCTCCCAGAGGTCGAAGAGCTCGGCCTTCATCTGGAGGTCATCCTGCCGGGTGAGTCTTTCATGTTCCATATTGCGTGTGTTTCAGTGGTGTGTCTATTCGACGTCCTCGTCGTACATTATGCGGTAGCGGCGCTGCAGTCCGTAGACGCTGTCGCGCGAGCGGCCGGCGTCCTCGAGGCAGTCGAGGCTCCGCAGGATCTGGTTGATCTCCTTGGTCTTGTATCTGGTCTTCTCGTCCAGGCGGGTGGAGAAGCACTCGACGAGTACCTCCACGGCGCAGACGGTCTTCCGCATGACGCGGGGCTGTCCGTCCGGATCCATGGCCGAGGCGGTGCGGAACCAGTTCATCCTCTGCTCCATGGAGTAGGACTCCCAGGTGTCCGGCACTGGCGTGTGGATGAAGGCGTCGATGAGTCCGACGCGGTCGTCGGTGGCGAGCTCGTTGTGGCTCTCCTGGCGGGCCCTGGCCTCCTCGGTCTGCTCGCGGTCCAGGAAGAGGCGCTCTCCCTCCCGCCAGCGGACCACGGCCTCGGCCCACAGCTGGTCCACCTCCCCGGGCAGTCCGTCCCACACGTCCTTCGCCGGCCTGGACCCGCCGCACTCCACCACCCAGAAGCGCCGGTTGCCCGTGTCGCCCTTCAGGAAGGCCCGCTCGTTGGTGGTGGCGAAGAAGACGCACTGGCGTGGGTAGGTCTCGGTCTTGCGTCCGTAGGCCGGCCGGAAGGAGTCGTCCTGCTTGGAGAGGAAGGCCTTGTAAGCCTCGGAGGTGGACTTCTTGTAGTTGGTCAGCTCGCCCATCTCGACGAGCCACTTGCCCCTCAGCTGCTCCATGGCCTCCTTCCCCTCGATGCTCGTCAGGGAGTCCGTGAACCATGCGTCCCTCGCCATCAGGCGGACGAGGGTGGACTTGCCGGAGCCCTCGGGGCCGATGAGCGTCAGGACGTAGTCGTACTTGCATCCGGGCTGCATGACGCGGGCGACGGCGGCCGTGAAGTGCTTCCGGGTCATCGCCCTGGTGAGCGGGTTGTCCTCCGCGCCGAGGTAGTCCACGAGGAGGGTGTCGAGCCTCTCCTTCCCGTCCCACTCCAGGGCGTTGAGGTAGTCGCGCACCGGGTGGTAGTTGTTCTGGGAGAAGACGTGGTCGGCCTCGTCCATCAGGGCGGTCTTCCCGGTCAGTCCCCGGTAGTTGGTGTCCACGTACTCGATGAGGCCGTTGTAGTCGTTGTTGTTCCAGTTGGGGTCGATGCCGGCCGCCCTCCACGGCAGGTCCCTCTGGAGGACGGTCCGCCCCGTGAAGAGGTCGTAGGCCACGGCCTTCCTGAGCCCCCTGTCGTTGCGGAGGATCAGGCCGAAGTTGGACGGCAGCGGGAGGAACTTCTTCCCCCTGTCGTCGGTCTGCAGGTCGTCCGTCCAGGAGTCGTCCTCGAGCTCCTCGGCGAAGTCGTCCTGGGCGGAGCGGATCATCTCCCTGACGAGCATCCCGTGCACCTTCCGGTCCTCCCTCGCGGCCCTCTCCATGTGGAGGAAGGACGGCAGCCGGTTGACCGGCGTGTTGATGTCGGCCTCCGCGTCCTCGTCGCCGTAGAGGTGGATGCGGACCATGTCGAAGGCGTTGACGAGCTTCTCGCAGCAGGGGTCGGTGCCGTGGTGGCTGTAGGCCCACTTGTCCTCGTAGACGATCATGCCGCCCGCGGTGGACCCATTGGCGTAGGTCCAGCGGTCCGGGTGGGCCGTGGGGACGTACACGTCGGGGAGGAAGGCCTCGATGGCCTCCGCTATGCCGTAGGCGCGGCAGAAGGCCCCGATGACGCCGGGCTTGGACGTCGGGTCCTCCTGCTTCGCCCCGGACCTGTGCTGGACCGCCTGGACGATGCGTCGGCTCACCGGCCACTCCACCACGTTGCGCCAGTCGGCGTAGGAGGCGAGGGCGCGGTCGGCGTCCACGGGGTCGCCGTCGCCGGTCTCGAAGACGTAGTCCACGTCCGCCGGTGCGGACGGCCAGTACATGAGGCGGCAGGGCTCGTAGGTGGAGTCGTCGAAGAGGTCGATGCCGATGTCGTCGGCGATCCGGCGGGCGATCGGCACGTACTCGTCCGGGGTGACCTCCCTGGAGAGGGGCATCACCAGGCGGTAGCGGGGCTTCTCCGGCGTGTGGCTGTGTGTGGAGTAGAGGCACCAGGCGGTGCCGTAGAGCATGTCGCGGACGGTGTCCACGGTCTCCTTCGTGCCGTAGTCGATGTCGAGGGTGACGAGGGAGCGGGCGGTGATGGACTCGCCCTTGCGCTGGCCCCCGTCCCTGACGGTGCCGCCGACGAAGCCGCCGACGTCCTTCACCTTGCCCTGGGCGGTCTTGGTCATCGCCCTGTACTCGGCCGCCGTCTCCCTCGTGTGCTTACACTTTGAAAGCCGTTCGACCAGCCTCTCCCACGTGGTGCTCTTGTTCGCCCACTGCAGGGAGGTCCTCGACTGTCCTACCGATATGACGTATTCGTTCATGTCCTATATGGTGTATTGTCCTTTGCTGAGCGTTCCGTGGAAGTCCCGGCGCCTGAGCTCCTCGAATAGCTGCTGGTCGGTGGCCGCCGAGAGGGCGACCTCCACCGGGCGCCTCTTACCCCTCATGTCCTCGAAGACGACGCGGGGCACGGTCTTCTCGATCTCCTTGGGGAAGACGATGCCGCCTGCCGGGGCGTGGGTCTCGGGCAGTCTGTCCGCCGACTCCGTGGCGACCTTCGCGGCTTCCTCGGCCATGGCCTCCACCTCCTTCTGTTCCTTCCTCCTCTTGAGGTATTCGGCCATGTACGCGCTGTGGCACTGCTTGCACCGGGTGCCGTAGCCGTCGCTGTTGGCGGCGTTGAGGTTGAACTCGGTGACGGGCTTGTATGTCCGGCAGGCCCGGCAGAACTTCATGACGAGGCCGGTCTTCTCGTCGGTGTACTTGGGGAACTCGGCCTTCCGTCCTCCCTTGCGGGTCTTCTTCTCGGGCCTGGGCTCCGGCTTCGGATCCGGCTCCTTGGACGGCTTCGGCAGGATGTCCTCGCCGGTCGTGGCGTTGACGACCAGGGAGGTCCAGCAGTCCTTCTGCTGGAGGTAGCCGACGGGCCTCTTGGTCACGTCGCAGATGATTCCGTGCAGGGCGGTGTCGCGGTAGTTCGCGCAGGTGCCGCAGATCTTCGATACTTCCATCTCGGTATGTGATTTTAGTCCTTGTAATAGTATTCTCCCGTATATCCGGCCCCCTTGAGCGGAAGGCCCTCGGCCCACTCGGGACCGTGGCTGAAGCAGTATTCTATGCGGGACAGGTAGTCCTCCGAGGGCACCTCGCACACCACCTCGTCGTGGACGTGGAATACGGTGCGGATGCCGATGGCGTCCAGCTGGAGCATGACGTGGGCGAGGCAGTCGCGGGCGACGGCCTGCGTGATGTTCTCCACGAGCTTGCCGCCGAAGGTCTCCAGCCATCCCCACTTGTTGGTCTTCTGGTTGACGCCCCTGTAGCGGACGGACTGGCCGCCGAAGCGGTTGACCGTGGTCTCGGCGCTGGGCCAGGTGATGCAGCGCCCCGAGGGGAGTCGGCACACCAGCCATCCCTCGTGCATGGAGAACTCCAGGTACGAGTCGCGGACGCTGTAGTTACGGACATACCCCGCTCCGGATGCGTTCTCGCGGGCATTTCTCTCGTCTGCCGTAATTTTTTTACGGATGCCGAGGCGGGCGGTCTTCTGGAATTTCTGTATCACCTTGAGGGCGGCGTCCTCCACGTCGTGCCAGAACTTGGCGATCATGGGGTTGGCGTCCCTCCACATCCGGACGGTGTCGGCCTCCTCCTGCTCGGTCATGCCGAGCTTCTGCCCGCCCATGGCGTCGAGGGCGGCGACGCCCCCGCCGTAGCCGAGGGCCAGCACGGCGATCTTGCCCTTCTGCCTGAGCTCCGCGTTCCGGCCGTGCTTCTCCACCGGCTTGTGGAACATCTGGGACGCCGTGGCGCAGTAGATGTCGCCGCCGTCGCGGAAGACGTCCAGCACCCAGTCCTCGCCGGCGAGCCAGGCCAGGACGCGGGCCTCGATGGCGGAGAAGTCGCACACGGCGAACACCTTCTCGTCGTCCGGTATGAAGGCCGTGCGGATGAGCTGTGACAGGACGTCCGGCACGCTCGGGTAGCCGAGCTCCAGCATCTCGATGTCGCCGTCCTTCAGGCACCGCCTGGCGAAGCCGAGGTCGGGGATGTGGTTCTGCGGGAGGTTCTGCAGCTGGACGAGCCGTCCGGCCCAGCGTCCGGTGCGGGCGCCGTAGAACTGCAGGAGGCCCCTGACGTGCCCGTCCTCGCACACGCAGTCGAGCATCGTCTCGTACTTGGCGTTCGAGGACTTGCCCAGCTGGGAGCGTATCTGCAGGACGCGGTGGACGGCGGGGTCCTCCGTGGCCTTCCTGATCTCCGGCAGGTCCTTCTTGCTGAGGGTGTCCACGTCGAAGCCCAGGCGCTCGGTGAGCCAGTCCTTGAGCTGGCTGACGCTGTTGGGGTTGTCGAGGCCGGTGAGCCTCATCGCCTCCTCGGTGAGGCGGGCTGTGACGACGGCGCCGATGCGGCAGGCCTCGCGGGCGAGGTCCACGTCCACCCGGACACCCCGGTCGTTTATCTTCTGGTCCACGGCGTAGAGGGCCTTCTCCCAGCCGGGGACGGTGAGCCAGCGGGTGGCCCCGTCGATCTGCCGCTCGACCTCCACGTCGCGGACGCAGTAGGCCTTGAAGGTCTCCCACTCCTCGGGGAAGTCCTCCGGGAGGTTTCGGTCGGAGTCCTCGAAGAGCCCGCCGGCTTTCCTGGGCTTGGGGACGCAGAAGAGCCTGATGAGGTTCTTGCCCTCCGCCATCTTCTGCTGCTCCAGCCCGAGGGCGGCACCGGCCTCCTTCAGGCTCATGGGGAGCCCGCAGCGGGACGCCTGGACCATCGTGCAGTACCACTGGGTGGCGTCGTAGAAGAAGCCGCGCGGGACGGCGCCGGTCTTCCAGCCGTAGGCGGAGAAGCACACCCGCTCGAAGGAGGCGTTGTGGGCCACCTTCGTGACGGACGGATCCTCCAGGGCCGCGCCGAACCACTCGGGCAGGCGCTCGCCCATGGCGAGGTCCACGATCTGCACGGGGCCGTTGTCTATGGCGTAGGCGACCAGCAGGATCTCGAAGTCCGGATGGAAGGCGTAGCGGTAGAGCCCGGTCTTTGCGATCGGCTCCGGGGAATACGTCTCTAAATCAAGGTGGAGCCGTTTCATTGTTCTACGATGTTAAGTGCGAGATCCACGAGGTCTTCCTCGAAGGCCACCCTCTTGACGGTGTCCCCGTCCATCTGGGCCCACTGGCGCCGGTGATCCGGCTGCGACACTCCGGCAAAGATCCATCCTTGCTCGCGGAGATACTGTTCAATGTCTATGCGCAGTCTTTTCATCTCTTCAGTATTGAGTTTTCGTCTATCACCTTCTCAGTCTTGCCGATCAGGACGGCGACCAGGTGTGTGTGTGTGTGTGTGTGTGTAGAGGTCGGGGACGTACTCCTGGATCACGGCGTCCTTGACCTTTCCGTCCGACAGGCGGACCTTTACTTTCTGACCGGTCTTATACATGGTTTGCTTCGCTTGGTTGTCAGTTGAAAAGGGCACGGCGGGGAGAACCTCTTAACACTAAAACTTATCTTTTGCCTATGAAAAAACTGATTGGAAAACTCCCGCTGCCGACCTCCCGGCAGGCTTTTCCGTGCCCTTGTGGTTATACTTCGATGTATTTGGTGGTCACCGTGAATTGTGGCCATTCCGGCTTTTCCTTATACGGATCCGCCTGGATCTCCTTGGTTTGTGCGATGTACAGGAACGTCTCGCCACGGTATCGGTAGGCCTCGACGCCTTTCGTGTTCACTGGACTCAAGTGCTCCATGTTCTCCACGTCCCGGACGTCCGTGATGGGGAAGCCGAAATGATGCAGAAAGGCGCTACGAATGATCTCGGCGGTGTTGTCGCAGTGCTGCTTGATTGCAGTGTCTATGAGTGTCTTTTCGCCTGGTTCCATTGTGTTCTGTGTCGTTTTATGGGTTGTTTATAAAGGCTCGGCGGGGTGTACTAAAAAACGTTAACCTATGCAGTAGAAAAAAACTAATCCTGTCTTGACCAATCGATTCTCCCCTGCAGGGATCGCTCCTGGCTTTTCCGAGCCTTGGGACCCGGGAAGGCGGTCAGGCCCGCCCGGATCGGGTTGGTTAGAAGACCTCTTCGTCGTCCTCGTTGCCGTACTGGTCCAGGTCGTCCCCGAACTCGGACTGCG